GAAGGCAAAGAGTTCGACCCCGAAGTGATCAATTCATTTTCGGACATTGCCAAGGAATTGGATCTACCCCAGGACGCGGCGCAGAAGATGATCGACAAGCTGGCTCCCAAAATTCAGGAGCGCCAGCAACAGGTCATTGAACAGGTAAGAAACGATTGGGCCCAGCAGGCACAAACCGACAGGGAATATGGCGGCGAAAAGCTGGCAGAAAACCTTGCGGTGGCCAAGAAAGCACTGGACGCATTCGGCACACCTGAACTTCGCTCGCTGCTAAATGAGTCCGGCCTGGGCAATAACCCCGAAGTGATTCGGTTTATGTTCAGGGCGGGTAAGGCAATCAGCGAGGATCGTTTCGTTGGTGGGACTTCAGGCGGTGCCAAGGCATCCGGTCCAAAGAGTTTCAATGACGCAGCATCCGCTTTGTATAGCAATCAATCCTAATGGAGAAATGAACCATGACTACTTTGTCAACTAGCAACCTCACCCTGGCCGACTGGGCCAAACGCACCGACCCGGACGGTCGGGTTCCTATCGTTGCCGAACTGCTTTCGCAGTCCAACGAAGTCCTCGAAGACTGCGTGTTCAAGGAAGGCAACTTGCCTACCGGCGACCGCGTTGTCATTCGTACTGGCCTGCCTACTGTTTACTGGCGCGCTCTGAACCAAGGTATTCCGTCGAGCAAATCGACCACTGCACAAGTGGACGAAGCTTGCGGTATCTTGGAAGCTCGCTCCGAAGTGGACAAAGACTTGGCCATGCTCAATGGCAACACGGCTCAATTCCGCTTGTCGGAAGACACCGCGTTCTTGGAAGCAATGAACCAGACTCAAGCTACGACTCTGTTCTACGGCAACCCTGGCGTTGATCCGAAGCAGTTCCTTGGCTTGGCTGCACGTTACTCGAGCTTGTCTGCTGCTAACGCACAGAACATCTTGAGCGCTGGCGGCTCTGGCTCTGACAACACTTCTGTGTACTTGGTGGTTTGGGGTGACAACACTGTGTATTGCCCTTTCCCTAAAGGCTCAAAAGCTGGCTTGATCCATGAAGACCTCGGCGAGCAAACCGTCTACAACAGCGACGGCACTCGTTTGCAGGCTCTTGCAACTCGCTACCAGTGGAAAAATGGCTTGGTCGTGAAAGACTGGCGCTATGTCGTTCGCATCTGCAACATCGATGTGTCTGACTTGGTTGGCCAGACTGGCACTCAAGCTGCCTCTGCTGCGACCAACATCGTCAAGCTGATGGCTCGTTCGTTGTACCGTATCCCCAACATGGCCATGGGTCGTGCCGCGTTCTACATGAACCGTACCGTCCACTCTGGTTTGTCTGTGGCTGCGCTCGACAAGAGCCAATACGTCCTCAAGATCAATGAGGGCTTGAGCCAGTTTGGCATGCCGTATAGCTGGCTGTCCTTCTTGGGCGTGCCGCTCCGTCGTGTTGACGCTATCCTCAACACCGAAGCTGTTGTCAGCTAATCGGCCACCAATTAACTTGAAAGGACATAAACCATGATTACCGATAAACTGCTCCGTGTGTCTACTGACCAGGCATTGACTACCACTGCCGTGTCAACTGACACCATCGATCTTTCCGTCGCCCGTGACATCGGCGAAGGTCAAGATCTGTACATGAACTTTGCTGTGACCACTGCTTTGGCAGGCGGTACTTCTGTGAAGTTTGAAGTGATCCAGGCAGACAATGCTGCTCTGTCTTCTGGCGTTGAAGTGATTGGCTCTAGCGATGCAGTTGTTACTGCTTCGTTGGTTGCCGGTTACAACACCGCTGTTCGTATCAACCCGCAAATTGGCAGCAAAGGCAAACGCTACCTTGGCGCTCGTTACACTATCTCTGGCACATACACCTCTGGTAATGTGACTGCTGATATCGTGACCGATATCCAAGACGGCAAGAAGTTCTACGCTTCTGGCTTTACTGTTGCTTAATCCTGAAAGGAAAACACTATGCCTAAATACCGCGTACTTGAAAGATCGTTTATCAACAATGGCCTCCGCGAGGAAGGCGACATCGTTGAGTTCGATGGCAAGGCAGGCTCAAATCTTGAGCTTGTAGATGGACCCGCTGAAGCCGAAGCGCCCGCCAAGAAGTGGGCTCCCAAAGCAAAGCGTGGCGCTGAAGACGTGGCCGAAGGCTCGGTGTAATACTTCTCTTTCGGAAGTTGAGTCGCGGGGGCCGTTGGGAAACCACGGCCCCCTTTTACATAGGAGGCCATGATGGCATCAGAAGTCGATATTTGTAATTTGGCATTGGGGCACCTTGGTGACAACGCCACTGTGGCCAGCATCAACCCGCCGGAGGGCTCCGCTCAAGCCGAACACTGCAAGAGGTTTTACCCGATTGCTCGAGACTCGTTGCTCGAAATGCACAATTGGAATTTTGCAATGCGTCGTATTGCATTGACCCAGGTCGAACAGAACTGGACCGAATGGAAATACGCATACACATTGCCGTCTGATTGTTTGAACCCAATCTCTGTTTTGCCGCCTGATGCGTACGACGATTACGCCACGCGCTTTGTGCCAACTGATACACCTTATTGGTCGCACAATTATTCGCCTGTGACTGCCGCTGGCCGTTATGTGCCGCAACCATTTTCAATTGAAACCACAGCGGAAGGCATTCACAATTTGTTCACCAATGTCGAAGAGGCGGTGCTGCGTTATTCAGCATACGTCACCGACACCACAGAATTTTCTCCGCTGTTCATTGTCACGCTGTCATGGCACCTTGCATCGATGCTTGCAGGCCCAGTGATTAAAGGCGACATGGGCACAGCGGAAGGCAAACGATGCGTGCAAATGATGACGGGTTACCTGTCACAAGCTGAAGCGTCTGATGCCAATCAACGAAACATCAAGGTCGAACACATCGTACCCTGGACATCCGGGAGATAACACATGCCAAACGTCCGCAACCTACAACGCTCGTTTGCTGGCGGCGAAATGTCGCCCGAAATGTATGGACGTATTGACGACCAAAAATTTCAAACGGGTGCAGCCACTGTCAGGAATTTTGTGTGTCGCCCGCAAGGTCCGGCAGAAAACCGCGCTGGCTTTGCTTATGTGCGCGAAGTAAAAGATTCGACAAAGAAAACCAGGCTGCTGCCATTCACTTACTCGACCACGCAAACCATGGTGCTCGAGCTTGGCAATGGCTACATTCGATTTCACACACAAGGCGCAACGCTATTGCAAGGATCGCCAGCGGCATGGAGCAGCGCAACTGCATACACCGTTGGCAGTTTGGTATCTCGATCAGGCGTGAATTACTATTGCATTGCAGCCCACACAAACCAGGTGCCACCAAACGCGACGTACTGGTATGCAGAGCCATTGACCGGCGAATACGAAATACCAACGCCGTATGCGACCGCCGATCTATTTGACATTCACCACGTTCAATCGGCGGACGTTTTAACCATTGTTCACCCAAGCTATGCGCCGCGTGAATTGCGTCGTAATGGCGCGACCAACTGGACGCTGGTGCCGATCACCTTTTCTGCAACCATCACCACGCCAACAGGCGTTACTGCAACATCAACCGGCGCGTCATCGGTTAAGTACACATACAAGTACGTTGTCACTGCAATTGCATCAGACCTGGTCAGCGAATCAGCAGCGTCTGCTGTTGCGTCGATTGGATCAAACTTGTTTGAGACTGGTTGTATCAACACAATTTCATGGTCCGCGGTGAGCGGCGCATCGAGATACAACGTCTACAAATATCAGGGCGGCATCTATGGATACATTGGTCAGACTGATTCTTTGTCTCTCATTGACGATAACATCACCCCAGATCTCGGCACAACGCCACCAACTTATGAATCGGTTTTCAACTCATCTAACAACTACCCAGGAGCGGTTTCATATTTTGAGCAACGCCGTGCGTTTGCTGGCACAGTCAATGACCCACAAAAAATCTGGATGACAAAGTCGGGCACCGAGTCAAACATGTCGTACTCGCTGCCGATCAAAGACGATGACCGAATTGCGTTCCGCGTTGCTGCGCGTGAAGCAAACACCATTCGACACATTGTGCCGTTGACGCAATTGATTTTGCTGACCAGCTCTGCCGAATGGCGCGTCACGTCTGTCAACTCTGACGAAATCACGCCGACCACAATTTCGGTTCGACCACAGTCGTACATTGGTGCATCGAATGTTCAACCATCGATTATTAACAACACACTGGTGTACGTTGCAGCTCGAGGTGGCCACGTTCGAGAGCTTGGTTATTCTTGGCAATCGAGCGGCTTTATCACCGGCGATTTGTCGGTGCGTGCAGCGCATTTGTTTGACAACAAAACAATCCTCGATCAAACATATTTGAAAGCGCCAAACCCGCTGATTTATTTTGTCAACAGCACAGGCATGTTGCTTGGCTTGACCTACATTCCAGAGCAGCAAGTTGGTGCCTGGCATCACCACGACACAGACGGCATGTTTGAAGCTTGCACGTCGGTTGCTGAAGGTGACGAAGACGCGCTGTATGTCATTGTGAATCGCACGATTAACGGCACCACCAAGCGTTACGTTGAGCGCCAGCAGACTCGCAGCTTCCCTGATTTGGACAATGCATTCTTTGTCGATTCAGGGTTGAAGTACGACGGCACCAACACAAGCGCGACAACCGTCACTGTGACTGGCGGCACCGTATGGGACTCGACGGAGCTGTTGACCGTGACAGCATCGACGGCCATCTTTGCTTACCCGGCCACCACCGATGTCAATGACGCGATTGTGCTGACCGACTCAAGCGGCAACAAATACCGCCTGACCATCAAATCAACCACATCAACCACGGTCGCCCAGGCCCGCTTGGACAAAACCCTGCCGGTGACTTTGCGCTCGACGGCCACCACCGTGTGGTCGTTTGCCAGGGACGCTGTGGCCGGTCTGACGCACCTGGAAGGCAAGACGGTCAGCATCCTGGCCGACGGCGCTGTGCAGCCTCGTCAGGTGGTCACCAGCGGCCGCGTATCGATCCCCAGGGCCGCAAGCATCATCATCGTAGGGCTACCCTACAACTCGGACCTCAAAACGCTGCCATTGGCCCTTGGCGTGGACGCTGGCTTTGGCCAAGGTCGATTCAAAAACGTCAACAAGGCTTGGCTGCGCGTTTACAAATCGTCAGGCATCTTTGTTGGACCAGACGAAGAAAACCTCACAGAGGCCAAGCAAAGGACCACGGAGCCATACGGCGTGCCGCCCGAGTTGAAATCTCAAGAGATCCTTGTTGTGCTTACGCCTACATGGGCCGACAGCGGCTCGGTGTTTGTCCGGCAAAGCGATCCGCTGCCGCTCACAATTGTTGGCATGACCCTGGAGGTTTCTGTCGGTGGGTAAAGGTACCCGTAACAGGAGGGGCAGGGAATAACGTAACCTAAACTTTGGAGAGTTGCATGGAGCAAACCTCAACACTTTGCAAAAAACACGATGTAGGAGGCACCCATGGCTGATTTCTGGGGCACCGTCGGCGGCTGGTGGAACGGCGATAAAACTTGGACCGACGTAAACAATGCGTTCGGTTCAGAGATGAAAAACATGGGCCCGATCCTTGGGATCTCGGGCGCGATCAATGGCGCGATCGGCTCTTACTACGCGCTCAAATCACAAGAGAACCAGCTTAAGTCCCAGGCAATGAACCTGGAATTCAAGTCCGCCATGGACAAGATCAACGCCCAGGTCATGGAAACGCAGGCCCAGGGCATCATGTTCCAGGGCGAACGCCAGGGCGCTATGGTTGGATTGAGAGCTGGCCAAGTCAAAGCCAAAGCTCGGTCATCGATGGCTGGCCGCGGCATTCAACTTGGCGAAGGTAATGCAGCCGAAGTGATTGCAAGCACGGACCTCATGAAAGAGGTTGACATGCTCACCGTCAACGCAAACACGGTTCGAGCCGCGGAAGCTGCGCGCACGCAGGCCGTCAACTTCAGCAATCAATCGCTGCTTGAGGGCGTGTCGGCCGGTAACTTGATGGCCTCTGCAAATTCGATTTCGCCATTCATGGGCGCGTATTCCAGCTTGCTAGGCAGCGCAACAACTTTGACAAATGCCTGGTATCAGGACCGTAAATTGTCCGCTATCGCAGGCAGGCTTGGCATCGAATAAAGAGAGATAAATATGCAAGTACCTATTCAAACATTGCCAACCGTTGAACCAACAGCAGGTAACGCGCAGCCGTTTGGCGCGCCTTCTGTTGAGCCGATGCAGGATTTCACGGGCAAGCAATTGATGGAGCTTGGCAAGGCGCAGGCAACTGCTGGCGCTTCAATGATTCGTATTGCAGATAGATTGCAAGGCGAGATCGACGATGTAAAAGTGGCGGAGCGCGTCAATGGACTAACTACAGACCTGGACAACATTACGACTGAATTTCAGCAGCTCAACGGCAAAGTTGCTTTTGATCAGCGCCCTGTGTTTGATCGCCGAATAAAAGAAGCCGTCAAAAAGTACGACGAAAATTACGACAACGATGTTCAAAAAACATTGTTCATGGCCAAGGCTGCTGTCATTACCCGCACAGCAAACAGCTCGATCAATCGTCATTCGCTTTCTGAATTCAACAAGTATGACTTGGTGGAATCAAAATCAACTGTACAAGGTCTTGTGCTTAACATGGCCAAGTCATGGGAAAGCCGCGGTCAATTAAATTCCGCAGGCGTTCCAACAGGAGATTACGCAAAATATCAAGCTGCCGCTTTGCAAAAAGTTCAAGACTATGCAAACAAAGTCGGCATTCCTGTTTACGAAGCTGCTACAGCTTCAGAAACCACAGCTCCGGTTCAAGGTGAAAACGGAACTGTTGCTCAAAGAATTAACCCGCCTGCAAAGGTAGAGCCAAAAAAGACCGCAGCGTTTGAAGCGCTTGAGCGTGAGCTTGTGTGGGAGCCTGCTGCAATCAGTGTCACGCAAAGCATGCTTAATGCTGGACAATACGGTTCTGCAAAAAAGTTTTTGGAAGGCGAATGGAAAGCTGGGCACATCAGCGAAAAGTCATATCAAGGCTTGAATGACAACGTCACTACTGCTGACTTGACAGTCAAAGCAGAAGACAAAGCCACTGAAATTTTCAACGGCAAAAAAATTATTTCTGGTGTGACTTATGCGCCACCATTGAGCAACCTTGTTGTGTCGAGCGGCTTTGGTAAACGCATCAGGCCAAACTCACAAGCAAGCGAAGATCACAAAGGCGTTGATTACGCAGCGCCTGTCGGCACTCCTATTTATGCCACAGCAGATGGCACTGTTGAAAAAGCATACAACGACACAAAAGGCGGCGGTGGCAACACTGTTATTTTGAATCATGGAGAGAAGCGAACTACTGGTTACGCTCACATGGACCGTTATGTTGTGCAGCCCGGCGACAACGTAAAGCAAGGTCAATTGATTGGGTACGTTGGTCAAACTGGAAACGCAACTGGCCCGCATTTGCATTTTTCAATGACCAATACTGCTGGCGCTGTAATTGATCCTTCAAAAATTTTATTTGGCGTTTCAACAAACGGCGGTCAAATTGTTCAAGGCCCACAAAGTCCTGGTGACAAACAGGCAGCAATCGATGCTATACCTGACATGCGTTTGCGTAAGATGGTGCAGCAGGTCTACAACCAAAAAGTTGCCGTGCAAGACGCAACAGAAAAACGCGAGAAAGACAACAACTGGCAGGCAGCAATGGACATTGCATTTGCTGGCGACGGCAATCAATGGCAAACGCTTTCCAGAAATTCACCTGGACTTTGGAATTCTTTAACTGCAAATCAACAAGCAATTTTGATGAATGGCCGTCCGCGTGGCGACGATCCAGACACAATGCTCAAGCTGTTGGCCAACCCAAATTTGTGGGAAGCGGACAAGCTTAAAGATTACAGGCACTTGATTTCGCAATCGTCGTATGAACGATTCTTTACGCTTGGCAATGGAGCTAAAGCTCAAGACAACGTGCGCTCTGCGACGTTTGACAATGACATGTTTGAATCAACCATGTTGACAAACAAAATGCCAGAACTGGTCGATCCAAAAGTTCCGAAGTACAAAGAAGAAGCAATCAACCTTCGCAACAAATTTAAGATCTTGATTGACGTTGAGCAAACAAACAAAAAGCGCGAGCTTACACGCGATGAAAAACAAAAACTGCTTGATTCAATTGTGATGGACCGCGTAAGCGTTCCTGGTTGGATGTCTGATGACAGAAAGCAAGTTTTCAGATTGACGGAAGAAGAACAAAAAACCGCATACGTTATGTGGAACGGTCAAAAAGTTTTGGTGGCCAGCGTGCCAGTTCAAGACAGAAGACAGATCACCGAAGCATTGATGAGTGCAGGCAAGGACGCGACAGAAGAAAACATCGTGGACTATTACATGCGAAACAAAAACCCTCGCGATCGCCGATAAGGAAATAGCTGTGGCTGAAAATAATCCATACCTCGAACTTGCGCGTGCAGACGTTTCTGGAAAGCTTACCGAGCCAGGTAAGACCAGCAACCCGTACATGCGTTTGGCTCAAGAAGATGTTGATGACAACATCCGCAAATTCAATCAGACCATTGCAGCGGCCGTACAAACAAACCCCGACATGGCCGCTGAAGCTCAAAAGCTTGGCGGCATTACCGGCGTGCCTGCTGACGTTGCAGAACGCAACCTTGAAGAGCTGCGCAAGCGCGCTCGTCAAAAGTACATTG